TTTGCATGAAGCACGGCTATTTCATCTGTTGTCAGCCCTCGCCATGTGCGCTGTGGTGGTGCTTGCATAGAGTATTGACATACGCACCCTTGCAATATGCTTGAGTGAAAACCTGATACCTTTCCGCAGTTTGGACAAGTTTTCATGTTACAGCAGACGCAGATATTTCTAACGCCTCAAGCGCCTGTTTCAATACTTCAATCATGTCATCCCCTGTGTCAAATATGCAATCCATACACTTGCGCCAATGGTGAACAGCAGTGCAATAATGATTTCATCTTGTGTCATGTTCTACCTCGCAATGCATCCAATTTGGCTTTGATGTCGCTGGGCATTGGGACGGCTTTTTTTCTGTCCTCTTCTATCTTGGCCAACGGATTTTCAACAACCTTAACTTCAGGAATCTCAGCGCCATCCCAACGCTGTTGGTTAAGGTAAACAAGGGGTGCAGGTATAAAAGCCCCGTTTTGTTTCAGCCATGCATCAGTGGTCTTCATCCACTCTACATGCCTAATGATTTCATCAGTTTGCAATTCAAACTCTTTGGAAACCCATTTCATCTTGCAACTGATCCTTGCACCTTTACGAGGTGATGAAGGCCAGGATTTCCAGAATCTATCAAATCCACTCTCAATCATGCTCTCTCCTTTGCTTTACTCTTGATAACTACTACTGCTCTTTGGTGAATGTTGGAGCAAAGCACAGCCTTACCGTGGTCAAAACCAAAGTTCGCTTGTGCTTCGATGTCTGCTCTTCGGAGCCATGCCATCGCAACTGCACTGTCCCAGACTATTTCACCACCACGCTCTAGGACTAAGCCCACGTTCCCCGATCTGGCCAGCCGTGTATCGGGGTATCTCAAACGCAACCACTGACGTACCGTATTGCGCCGTCCAAAAGCAAAAACCCCGCAAGATGCTCTGTGGTCTTGGCTCTTGGCGAGAGCAACAGCAAGGCGATTGAACGTATCAAAAGACTCGCTTGCCGTACGACAAGACCACACAGTACCCTGCGGGGTTATCCAAATCCGTTCATCGCCTTGATGCCACTCAAGACGGTGCGAAGTATACATGACGTTAAGCCGGTGTCAAATCACTGAACCATTCAGGCTTTTTTTCCCTGAGTTGGTACAGACGCAGATCTGGGATCACGTTCTTTTTGCGCCACTTATAAACAGCCGGTGCGGTCAGGTTCAAAACCTGAGCTACCTTGTACAAACTGGCCTTTTTCTCTAATTCCTCAACAGTCATTTCAGCTCCTTTTAGGTTGTCGATGGGTTTAGTATACACACCTTTGCTAAACCTGAGTAGATTATGTGTGTATGTTATACAACAGGTTGACAACAACCCAAGTAACTCAGACACTTCAATTGTCATTTTTGGCGTAACAACAGGAGAGAGCGATGACGTATGAGACTAAATTGATTTACCGACCAGAGGAAACCCATTCGATGGTCATCAGCAAGGCAACGGCCATGTACCTGGACGATGCTGTTTCGCAGATGATGGACGATATGCGGGATTTCTTTTACAACAAAGACCCCGACACCTACATCAAAGACTTGACGGTGTCATGCATGCGGGACTCTGTGATTTCCTACACCCCAGTCGAGTACTGGCTTCAAAAATTTGGATGGAGTTACTAACATGTTCAGAACCGACATTTTTTCTGGTGAAACATATTTTGAATCAGAGCGTTTGAAGATCGCCAGCGATGGCACAACATTCACGAAGATGGGAAATTCATGGTTAGGAAGCAACGGGGCAATAGTAGAAAAACAGGGAAATCAATTGATGAACCTAAACACGGGCGTGATGTCCTCTTGGGGCGATCCTTTCAAGGACGAGGAATGAGAGATATCGTGTACTACGATGTGAATGGCACAAGACGCTATCCACGCACATTGCTCGAAGCATTTCCCCAGACTGACAATACAAATCCATTTTGTAAGCCAGCCCAGTGGGAAGTTGACTTTGACAACGTGTTTGCGTACATTGGCATCTTCATCACCGGCTTTTTATTGGGGCTTGTTTATGCATACAGATAAAGTCTCCTACGACATCAGCAAACAGCAGTACACCAAAGAGATCATGTACGAGAACATTCACTTGCGTCTTTTGTACAGTCGTGATTTGAGTGGTGAGTTTGCGCTTGATGCCGTGTTGACAACTGATGGGCAAAACATCATTGACCTGATTAGAGTTCAAGCATTGAAATATTTTGAGAGTTTACTTTGAGAGGAATTGAAATGAATAGCATAGAAAAGAAAAGTGAATCAGGAACAGTTTTTTTGTTGCAACTATTTTTAGGATGCCTGTTTCTACACAGCACCGTCCTAGATTTCTTTAAATGGGTAGTGGCGTGATGGGCGGCATATTTGGCATCACCTGCTTTATTGCCTGGCTGACACACATCTTCTACTGCTTTGGTCATGCCGCTTGGGGCTTTCTCCTTGCCGGTGCGATCTTTTTCCCCATTGGCATTCTCCACGGGTTTTACCTGTGGTTTTCTTAAGAGGTACATATGAGAGTCAAAGAATACCAACAACAGTTGATCAATGAACACATGCGCTCTGATGAGCTTTATTGCTGCTATTGCATGGAGCCAAAGTACGACAAGTGGCATTGTTGTCAAGAGAATCACTTTGTCACATTCAGTGACTTAGATGAAGACACGCAAAAAGAAATGATTGCGTATGAAATTGAAGAGTATGAAAAATGGAGCAAAACACAATGAATGAAGTAAGCAAAGCAAACATGGAGGTCTACCGCAAACTGGCGATAGCACGGGCAAAGCTTCGGGCGCAGGTACTCAAGAAGTCCGGCATGAATAAGTTTGCCGGTTATCAGTATTTTGAGCTTGGTGACTTTTTGCACCCGACCTTAGAGATCTTTGATCAACTTGGCCTGATTGGCATTGTGTCGTTCACCAAGGACGAAGCAATGTTGTCGATTGTGGATGTAGACGGCGGCGGTGAGATTGTGATCACCAGCCCGTTTGGTTCAGCGGCCTTGAAGGGCTGTCACGAAGTCCAGAATATCGGTGCGGTGGAAACCTATCAGCGCCGGTACTTGTGGGTGGCTGCGATGGAGATCGTGGAACATGATGCGTTGGATGCCACGACCGGCAGAAAAGGCGATGGTCCAATCATTTCTCCCCGTGGCCAGGTTGGTGTCGATGATGCACGAATGAGTGTCATCACCGATGTGTCATTGGCGGTGAAAGAGAGGATGGAGGCAGACGATTTGATCGGTGCATACGAAGAGTACATAGGAATCACCGATGAAGAGGAAAAGATCGCATTGTGGGGAATGCTGGACAGCAAAACCCGTTCTGCAATAAAGAAACATGGCGAGAGCTTGAAAGGTAAATGATGGAAAAAAAAGCATTTGATCCCACAAACCGTGGGACTTTGGCGAGAAACGAAAAGAAAGAATCAGACACACACGCTGACTACAACGGTCAACTCAATGTCAATGGCACTGAATACTGGCTGAACGGCTGGATCAAAAAGGGTAATGAGGGTAAGAACTTCCTGTCCCTGTCGATCAAACCCAAAGCGCCAGCGGCCAGACAAAGTTCCGAACCCACCCGCAGGTCTTCAAGAATCGAAGATATGCCAGACGATCTTCCCTTCTGACAATAACTGTGGTAGGATAACTAACAGAGGGAAAGCGGATGTTGTGACTGTTGTACTAGCTAACGCAAACGCAGCGAGTACCTCTACCTTTTCAAGAGACTTTTCAGGAGAAACACATGAGCAAATTAGACAACACATGGTTTGGTGGCGAAGTGGGCAAGTTCTTTGACCTGCCAATATTCAACAGAGCCAGAAACACCGACCCCGTGACCAGCCACATGGCTGCAGATCAGGTCAAAACCCCCACAAAACACTTCCAGATCATCCATTTGGCCTTGATCCAGCATGGACCTATGGGTAAGGATCAAATCGCCCTTAAAACGGGTTTAGACGCAAATGCAGTGGCTCGGCGTTTACCCGAACTCCAGCGCCTTGGATTGGCTGTTACAACCGGCAAACTGGTCGAATCAAAGGCCGGACGAAAGGAGCGGGAATGGAAAGCTTGCTGAATATTCTTTTGTTGACCTGCCTTTTAGGTTCAGGTCTGGTGACTTGTATTGTGATTGTGGTGGCCGTCATGTTTGGCTACCAAGTATTGACAGGAGATGAAGATGCAAAGTTGTGAAGAATTTTTGTGTGTGTACTTTTCAGAGTCGTTGGAAAAAGAGCTGGAAATCTATTTCACCGAAACTGACCACGATCCATCCGTAGGTGTTTTCCATGAGTTTGAGTGGGAAGCGTTGGATGAAAACAACAGAGATGTCCACGAAGACATGTCTGAAAAGGAAATCATTGAGGTGGAGAAGCTGATTTACAAAGAGCTTCTCTCACCCCCTGAGCCTGACTATTCTTAAGCCAAGGCATCCAAAGCCCGTTGCGTTCTGGCAACACGGTCTTCCAGCCCATGCGTCCCGCCATTGATCTTCTTGGTCACGGCGGTGATGTCTTGGGCAATGTTGTTCAGATGGTTTTTATGCCAAAACCAGCCAGCAGACAGGGCGGCATACATGGGTTGGCTGACCAGGTCGGGATCTGACTCCAGATCGGCTCCCAAAGCCTCTCCACAGGCCTTGTAGTTGTCTCTGCCGGTCAACTGAATTAACCCCCTCCCACGAAAATTCCAGCCGTCCCCAGAGTCTTCATCGCCGTTGCCCATGCGGTTGGCATAGACATGGTTGGCAATAGCTTCAGGGTTGCGGTGGTAAGGCTGCGCCATCTCCAACGAAGGAAAGCGCTTTGGCCAGACTTTGCACAGGGACTCAGCTTTGTAATTCAAGTTTTCAACTAGAGCGGTGAACCCTGCGCTCTCATGGCCACACTGGCCAAGAAAAGAAGCTTGTTGTTCAGGGGTGTCAATGCCAAAAGTCTCAAACGTGGTGTTGATGGCATCCACCCATTCCTCGGCTTTGGCCGGTGGCATATGCAAAGCTTGGGCAAGTTGTTCGCTGTTCATTTGTGTCCTTTCAGGGTTTGGTAGACGGCGTTGTAGGCATCGATACAGGCGTTGAGCTGCCTTGTGTTGGCATCTCCTTGCTCTGTGATGGCGACAAGAGATTTAGCAACCTCTCGGTCAAGTTCGGCTGTTGCTTGAACGCTATTTCCGGCGGGAGCGGGGGCATCTCCGGCGGCTTGTACGGGGCAGACGGTTTTTGTAGGAATCCGCAGCTTAATAATGCCATTGGAAATATCAGAACTACGTTTCTGAGAAAGTTGTTTTGCTTCATTGTTGGCCTTTACAAATTGAGTGGCTTGGGTGTGAACTGCTTGGACCAGTGCCTGTTCTTTTTCTCTGGCCGCCTCGTTGAGTTTGGCAATCTGTATCTGCTGGCGCTCACGTTCGGCAGTCTTGCCGGTCTGATAACCAGTGGCCCCAACACCCAAAAAAGCCACCAGCAATCCCAGCAACACCCACGGATTTAACAGGCTCATTCTTTGGCTCCCTTGAAAACAGGCTCATCGTCATCCTCGACTTTGGCCTTGGGTGGGCTTGGGGTGCGGTTGACCCAGCTTGGGGCGCTTTCCACGGGTCGAACAAACGTGCTGCCAGTTGGAGTGCTGACCGTCACACCAGCCGGTGGAAGGGGCTTAGAAGGGGCTAGAGGGGCGCTAGAAGCGTTGCTACCGTGGCCAACAGCCATCAGCGTACCAATGATCGAAATCATGCTCACCAAGACCGTTTTAAGGATCTCAAACAGCACCACATCGTTGGGCGCTTGATTGGACATCGGTTGGGTGACAAACATCAAACAGTAGAGGATGCCAAAGCAAATGCTGACCAGACAAAGAACAAAGCCCATTTGGGTCCAAAACTGACCCATGGCATGCCAATCTTCAGGGGTGCGTCTTTTTGTATCTCTCATACATTTCCTTTGTAACAAGATCTTTTGTACATACGCCAGCCGCCTGACATGCAGGTGGTTCACATTCTGGTTTTCCCCAGTTCTGTGGATCTTGGCAGGGATAACGAAAACGGTCTTCGCACCCTGTCAAACCAAGGATTATCAGCAAAGGTATCAGGTACTTTGTCACGCTCTTTCCTTTCGATCCGCTTTTCGATTTTCTCTATTTTTTGCAGAGCTTTCTCAGTCTGTTTGACAGCCGTCAAGATGTCGAAATACAGCATGGCCCCCAGCGGCAACACGAGCGCCACCAGCACTACAGCAACTATCCACCCTACTGCACCCATCATGTGGTCCTCTGGTTCTTCAACAACAGGAACAGGAGCCACAGGTATCCGATAAGGATCAGGGCTAGGACGCTGGCTCCGGCCTTTAGGCGGTTGCTTGCCTCCCGTTTTTGTTGTTGCCATCTCTTCCTTTTGATTTTTGCTTCTTGAGCCAGCCTGGCGGCTTCTTGCTCAGCGCCGACTATTTCACGCATTTCGAAGACTTTGCTATACAGCGCCCCAAGCTCTCTAGGGGCATTCCATGTCATGGCCATTCTTATGTCTTCAACCAGCTTTTGCATCTGGTCTTGAGCACGGACACGCTTCAATGCTTCTTCCATTAAATTCGCATTGGGATCATAAACATTTCTAGACCGTTCTTCACTCTCCCGTATATGGTTGGCTAATTGCTCTTGGAGGTGAAAGAACTGGATTAATTGGGTGACTACATCGTTGAGGATTTGTTCTTCGTCAACGGCAACAAACTTTTCTTTCTTCTTTTGCGCCACAGGCTGGGACGCTGTTTTAGGTTTGCCAGCAAAGAACTGAACAAGCTTTGCAATAAATCCCTTGGCTTCTTTTCCAATGGAAACAACTTCATCGGCTGTCTTTTTTATTTCAACAAACTGCGTTTTGGCTTCACGGTACAAATCGCACCCTGCTTGGATCTGCCTCACCAGACCCGCAGCCATCATGCAGATCGTTATGGGGTCAATTTTTAATTCTTTCCAAGAAAGTAATGTGAAACAAACCCAACAACAGAACTGATGCCAGAAACAATGGCCATACCCATCCACACGCCACCCTTACCTTGGTTGACCAAGGCAATGAGATGCTCAATCGACTGTTCCATCTTGTCGATCTTCTTTTCTAGGTTTTCGACTTTGGCAGTTAACACGCCGTAAGCCACCGGATCAATCTCACCCATGATTTCCTCTTACTGTTTTAACTGCAGTTGATCTGTCAAACTACGAAGCAACGAACCCCCTTGGCCAAGATCTGTTGGACGCAATGATGGTGGTGGCACAGCCATAGTGCCGGAACGTGATGTTATGCCACGTTCTTGTCTGACGCTTTTAGGAATGTCACTGTACTTAGGACGCATAGTGTTTTCTGTATACGACTTCATCATTTCATCGTATGTGGCGTATGGCTTGCCTTTGTTGTACTGGTCGATGAATGCTTGAGCGCCTTCAACGCCATGTTGATTAACCAGCCAAGTCATGCCCTTACCCCAACCTGAAGGCATATCTATTTTGGCTTTGGCCGCTTTGGGTTCTTTTTTGGGTGGCGCTTCAGCAACCGTAGGCACTGGCACAGGTGTTGGCGCAGGTGCTTCAATTACAGGCACAGGTGCAACGGGAGCGGCGACCACAGGCGGTGCGGCGGCTCCAGCAGGGGGCTGAAGCAAAGACGGTACTCTGGGATTTGGCTCGGCCACAGGCGGCTGATTGCGAATAAACGCAGGTGGCTCAGGCGGTGGTGCTGCGGGTGCGGAAGCGGCTCGTCTTGCGGCTTCTTGTTCTTTGGCAATACGATTGGCTTCTGATCTGGCCAACAATGCTTGATCGGCCTCAGACAAAACAGATTGTTGAGCAGCGGCGGGAAGTCTTGCGCTTTCTCTGACAGGCTCCATGGTTGGTTCAATGCGGTTCACAATTTCACCGGACGGACCAAACTTGCGTTCTGCCAAACGACCAGCCTTGTACAAACCGTATCCAGCACCAACAGCGAGACCGACCTTACCTAAGTTACTGCCAGACAAATCTTTAATGGCTTGCGCTAATTCATTGCCCAACACTTGGCCGGTCAGATCTTGATTTTGTTCATTGCGAGCTTGCGCCACATCAGCCAATTTTTTGACTAGTTGTGCAGGTTGTTCAGGCTGAAGATTTGGTTGCGCTACAGGCGGAGGAGCAGATGCTGTCTTGACTGGAGGCGGTGCAACAGGCGCAGGTTGACTGGCTTCGATTTCAGCAACGTCAGTATCTATTTCCTCTGGAGTAAAGCCAGCAGCTCTCAGCTTACTGACATAAGCCTCTCTGTCTTTATCTGATTTGAAAGCCATCATTAACTCCTATCGTGTGTGCGCTTTACGAGCGGCATCTCTTGCTTCTTGCTTACGTTTGGCATCTGAAGCCGCAGCGCCAGCAGTTGGAGATTTTTCATCAGGTCCTAAAGTTTTAGGTGTGCCTGTTGCTTCTTTTGGTGTGACTACTGCACTCTCAGCAGGAATAAAACTTGTCGCCCCACCCGATGCTTGAATTCTGCTTGGTCGATTAACCATTCGCACAATTTCATCTCTGGCTTCTTTTTGTTTGTTTTTGTAATAAGGCGTTTCAGTGAACTTGCTTTCCAATTCACCTGGTTCAGGATAGTAGTCAACAGCACCAGCTCGTTTGGCCATGTCCATTTGTTGTTTGCGCCACTTGTTGAATTCAACAGTTGTTTCAATATTGAATTTTTCTTGTACTGCTTGCGCCAATACTTTTTGTGTTGGATCAGTAAAGCTTGCCGCAGTTGTGGGAATAGTAAACAATGGATTGCCATGCTCTGCCGCTCCTTGAGCGTTCAAAGCTTGTAACTGACCATTCAATTCAATTGCATTTTTGATCTTGACATACAACTCAGGTTTGTCTTTGTACAAAGTTGCAATTGCCGACTCTTCCAAAGCTTGCTTGGTTTGTGATGTGTTTTTCTCAATACCTTCACTGATGTTCTTTGTCTTCATTGCCTGAAGCAAAGTGTTGGCAGAAAATGAATTTCCAGCAGTGTCTTTCAATGACACATCACCGTGAGCGGCTAATGCTGCTTCCAATTCTTTGGGATCAATCTTTCCTTCGCCTTTCAAACCCAATGCTTTGCGGTTTTCCAAAGACAAAGTGTCACCCTTGGTGGTGGAGGCGCTGTCAATGAACTGTTTGGCAGCAGAGAAATTTCTGGAAAATTGAGTTTGACCAGAAGTAAAACCAGCAATTAATCTTCTGTCTTCCATGCTGAATGATGGCTCATTCATGATGTCTTCCATCAAACTTGTGTAATTTTGAAGGACAGGATCTTTTGCTTTTGCCAAAGTATCTAAGCCATTGAATGCTTTTGTAGAGTTGTTGAATTCCTTGGTTCTAAACTCTTGAGTCGCTTTGTCAGACTGATATTTCAAAGTGTTTTCCAAAGAAGAAACACTGCCACCCAACTTGGCATATTCTTGCATTGGAATAATTTGTCCAGACTGAGCATCTTCAACGGATACAGGTTGACCAAGAGCATTTGTCTTCTTGATTACCATGCGACCTGTAGTTGGTAAATATTCAACAGACGTTGTAACTTTACCGCCCATGATCATTTGTACAGCGCTTTGCTTGTCGCCAGCCATGTACAACATTAAAGCATCACCATAACGTGGTTCATCTTTAACAGTCTTATATGTTTGCAAAGCTTTAAGTCTGCCTTCAGGCGTGTTTGGATCAAGACCTTTAAAGATCAAATCTGCTTCTGCTTGACCTCT